AACCACTAGGACATTAATCATGCCGCGTTCACGCACCAGAGGAGCACCTTTCACTAGCTTACCCACTTATGATATGCCGAGTCACTCGATCTGGGCCACTTGTGCGCAAAGCACAGAGGTCATTTCGGGTTACACGGCGTCTCTTCCGTGGGGTTCTTTTGAGAGGTTTTCCGATGATGTTATTCCCGGATTTCATGATCGAGTGAATAGGGGTGAGGTTTTCTTCAACCCAATGTCACAGATTATTGAGAAACGGGACGGCGTTCGCGGAATTGGCGCAATCAGAGAGAAGACTACTCCCACTGCTCCGTGCGGTCAGTTCAATCGAGTCAGGACTAGTGATAGTCATGTCGAAAGAACTCTCGCACTTGCAATGGGACCAATCATCGACCCTGTTTACGTCAATCCATTTCCTCTGTTTTCGGAGGAGGAGATTAATGACCTTCTTATCGAACATTCAACGAGAGTCCTCTCTCAACGAGGCCGCGAAGGCTTCGACTTGTTTGAGTCTCTGGCTGAAGTCGATAAGACAGCGAAACTTTTACCAGGTTTACTTGGTAATATCAGAAACATCGTACCGCCTAGGAATAAGCTTCCCCGGAAAATTAAAAATTTAGCTTCCGCGTGGCTTGGTCTTAGATACGGTTTGATGCCCCTGATTCGTGACGTTGACAACATTGTAGAGGGGCTTAAGAAACCTACCGGACCTCTTCGTAAAACTACGAGGAGTAACAGTGGGGAGCTTAGGCGCACTAGGTATTTCACGGAGACGTGGGCTTATAGCTCTCTCATTGAAACCGTCGGCGTTTCTTGTGTTGACGAAATCAGTGTTAGGGTTATGTCCCTCGATGAGTACGATATCGCGATGCTTAATAACATCGGTTTCTCTGGTAAGAATCTTTTGACTCTTCCCTGGGAATTGATACCTTACTCATTTGTTGTCGACTGGTTCGCCAATATTGGCGACTTCGTCGGCTCCATTGCTCCTAGTCCTGGTGTTAAGCAACTAGGGTCGGCGTGTACTATTTCTCGAACGACGCGATCTGAAGCCAACATTGTCGGAGCTTCTGCTCCTTCAGGCTGGAGTCTTATTACGCCGGGATTTGGAAGTTACAAACCCTTCCTTTTCACGAAGAATAGAGCGACGACCTTGCCAAGCCCGCGGATCGTTATTAAAAACGACTTTCGTTTCAATAACTTAACACGCGTGCTTGACGCCACTGGTCTCCTGTTAAAGAAGATCAGATAGTCCCCTCAAAAGCAATTTTGCTTAGAGGTAATTCATAACGGAGAAATCCCATCATGGCACTTACCCCTGGAGCGCTTACCTACACCGCCGATTCTTATGACTTGAATCGTGTTGGATACATTGGTGCAGCTCAGACGCCCACGTACAAGGACCAAATCGTCCTTTCTCGTGTCGCGCCTAAGCCCACCGCTGTATTCAGTGGTGTTCAAAGGTATAGCTGGAAGTTTGTTCAAACCGTCAACCTAACCGGTGCTCTCACGCCTACCGCGGATGCAATATTCGAGGTAAATGTGAGTCTCCCGGTTGGTGTTTCTGCCGGCGCGATCACAAACTTGACGGACGCATTCCAAGCGCAAGTAGCTGAGGCGGACTTTGACACCTTTATGGCGACAACGAAAATCACTTACTAAGGCTCGAAGCCTGGTAGTGAAATTAGTTATTGCCATGATAGTGCTCTGTTTCATTTTATTGACACAGAGGTCTGCTTCAGACCTAAGAGGCATTTTGTCTCTTATGTTCCCCCTTATTGGAGATCGCTATGAAATCCAGAGTGCAAAGGGAGCTTCTTGCTACCCGACGTACCCTCTCCGACGCGAGTTGGAGGACTTACAGCCGAGTGATCGGCCGTTTGTGCCAGGCCCACGAGGACCGGCCCTACGCTTCGATTATCGCGGGTTTGACTCGCGGTAAGAGATTTGTAGAGTTGGTTGAACTCGCTGATTCTTTATCATCACAGAAGTACGATGATGCTACATCGCATTTTGTAGCGAATCAGTTTGCTTCACTAATCAAGAAATATCCTTTTCCCGATTCTGAGGCTCTTTTTGAACCTGAGAAGAAGGCTAGGGAGACCTTTGCTTCAGCTGAACAGAAATGCTCAGATCTGAATCGAAAGTTCCAATCATTTTCAAGTGATTGGTGTCATCGAGAACAGGATCTTCACCGTATACGTAGCGTTATTCGCTATATAATAGGTGATTCTCCTCCTATTGATGATTGTCTTGAACAGTGTGCTTTTGGTCCTGGGGCTAATGTTGGGGTACACGGAAATGCTACAAACCTCGCTCGAAAACTGAGTGCGGTTTGGACCGTCTCTCCTTCAGCCCTTAATTTAGGTTACGGTGCGTTTAGTAAGAATTGGCAGCTGCTTGAGGTTTTATCCTCGCGCCTCGGCCACTCTTACGTTTGCGCTGATAGCAAGGCTCTTTTTGAGAGTTTTGTTACCAACTGTAACCTCATTGGGTACAACAAGATCTCCTTCGTTCCCAAGACTGTTAAGACCTTTAGGTCTATAGCAGTCGAGCCGTTGATTAATAGTTTTCTTCAAAAGGGTGCTGATTCCGTTCTTAGAAAGTTCCTTTCTAGGTTCGGGATCGACCTCTCAGATCAAACTATTAATTCCGCATGGGCCTTTAAAGGGTCCATTGACGGTACTCCCGAAGGATTTGTTACCATTGATCTTTCGAGTGCTAGTGATAGCATTTCGATCGGTCTCTGTAAACAAATACTTCCTCCAGACTGGTTCCATTATTTGGATCAGATTCGGAGTAAGAGCTATGTTCTTGATGATAAAGTTTATCCTTATCACAAGTTCTGCTCTATGGGCAACGGCTTTTGCTTCCCCTTGGAGACTCTCATATTTGTAGCCGCCTGCGTTGCTTCAGATTGCGGAAAAGCCGGCGTAGATTTTAACGTCTACGGCGACGATATCGTTATCCGGAGTAAACATGCAGCCCGAGTTATCGATTTACTCGATTTTTTAGGGTTTTCTACAAATAGCGATAAGACTTTCTTAGAAGGTCCGTTTCGCGAGTCCTGCGGGCGCGATTGGTACAGTGGGGTTGATGTTCGACCCTTCATACTTGACTTCAGATTGGATTCTGTCCAATCTATTTTCAAGTTTCTCAATCTATCGAAGAGAAATCCCCTTAGTTTCGGGTTTTTCTCGGAAGTTGAAGAGTTTTTGATCTCTTTGCTTCCACCCTTATTGCGTCTCTTTAGGCCTTTGGACGGGCCTCCTGATACCGCAATAACAGTCGATAGAGATAGATTTATGTCTTCCCCCTATGCTGTTTGGTCTCGCGACCTCCAGTGTTGGAGTTGGACAGAAATTCTATCGTCCTCAGTCCCTGATAAAGAGGCTAAGGATTTAAGATACAGCGCTCACGCGCTGATGATGGCGGCTCTTTTGAAAAGTTCTTCATCAAAGCCGTTCACTGTTCGTCGTAAG